CCTCCATGGCCCGCTGACGGGACTCGTCGTCGTCGGAATCATAGATATATTCCTGGATAGGCATGCCGAATACCTCGGAGAACTGTGCCCAGTCGCCCGTGGTGTTACGCTTGTAGATGACCCACGGAGCTGCCTTGGCCAACAGCCCCAAATCGGACGGCGAACCCACAAAAAGCAGGTCGGTATATTCATCCCAGGAATGGCCGGTGATGTCTGTCTGATGCCGCAAGATGAGTTCCCTGACCGGATCCACATGCTTACGCGGTACCAGGTCGTAGTCCACCCATTCCTGCAGCTTGTAGAACTGGCAGAGCGAAAAGCCCCAGAACTTGGCATCGAGGATGTCACCCACCAGCCGGTTGAACCAGGGCGACTGTATCTGTTCGTTGATTTTATCGTCAGGCTTCCCGTCCACCC